TCAATTTGCTGTGCCAGCGTTTGGGCCGAAGCTATGTCCCGAGCCTGAACGCGACCGCCGCGCGAATTTGCAACGGTATACGTACCGTCCGGACGCGGACCAATAACGTAGCGCGTCCCCTCTGGAGCATCGGCCACCAGCAATCCAGATTCTGTTTGTGTCCACTTCAGCGGCGGACCAGAAGTCAATTCTTTTTCCAGCAACTGGATTTGATTTTCCTCAATATGCGCTAGCAAATCCGCTTTCGAAATCCTCCCTTTTTCGTCTCCTAAAAATGCTGGAAGCCCCAGCGCTTCGAATTCCTCGAGCTTGATCCCCGGCGCATTCCGAATCGTGCCGCTCCACTGCTCTCCCGTGGCAGTATTTTGTCCCTTTTCCTCGACAAATTTCTTGATCGCCGAATAAAACGTCGGCGCTTGAACCTGCGGTGTATTTTGCTCCGCAATCCATCCCTCCGGCGCTGGCATCCTCTCACCAGCAGGAATATCCTGCACCGGAATTTCGCGCGCCGGCACACCCTCCGTCGCCCCCTGCAAATGCTCGACTCCGGCCGGCGGGCTCGGCGCACGGCGGGGCCTCGACAGAGCCAGAATCTGATAACCAGTGAACGGCGCTTGGGTCAAAACGCCGAGCGACGCCTCGTGTGCCACGTCCCACGGACTGATATCCTGAAGCTCTTTGCCTTGCGCAATTCCCCTTGCAATAGAGCCGGCCACCGCAATCGTCGGCTGGACCAGACCGAGCTGGACCAAGGCTTCCTTGATCGGGACCTTGAGCGCTTCGACGGTCTTTCCGTGCATCAGCGCCCCGGTGAAGCCTTGCATGCCCGCAACTCCTGCGAGCATCGCCGTGCCACCATTGACCGCTGCAACCTTCGCCGCCTCCGTTACTGCGTCGTCGTCACTCAAGCCTTTCGCCTTCGCCTCCTTGAACGCTGGAATCAGCGACAACAATCCACTCCCCGCCGACATCCCCGTAACCATTCCAGGCATGCCGCCGACCCGACCGCCGAGCCCCGCCGCAACCATTTCCGGCCAACTTTCACTAATCGCATTGACGGCCTGAGCGGCCCACCACTTCGGACTAGTCCACCCCTGTTGCATCGGCGTGTTGAGCAAGCCCTCGACCTCAGGGTTGGCCGCCGTCGCCTCCGGCTGCTCCGGGACATGAAAAAAGGTTTCGCCACTCAACTTCCGCTTAATGCCTTCATAGAAATTGGAAACCTTTTCCATTCCGCGAGCGCCGCCGCGCATCGCCGAATCAACAGCCACATCGAAATAGCCAGGGCCCGCACTCGGACTCAACGCCGCATTTTCCATTTGCGACGGCTGCGGCTGCGGAGCATCCATATACGGATTTGCATTCCCCTCTGCCTGATACAGATAGGGATTCATCGGGCTCGGACCACGATCCGCCGACGGCTGTGGGGGCGCAGGTTGTTCCTCTGCCTCCGGCTCCAAATACGGATTCGCCATTATAGCTGTCCTAGTACGTCAGAGCGTGGCCGCCCCGTCCTTTGCTCATATTGCTGCAGAATGCTTTCGCGACTCCGTTTGCCCGCATAAATCGCCTCAACGGCATTCGACACTTCCGTCGCATTATAAGCACCGCTCGCCACTCCTTCGCTCGGAGTCATGATCCGGCTGTTGCCTGGAACTGGCGTTTGGTTCTGCTGCGGAACGGCGCGCGACGCCGGCGCTGCATCGGGGGCGCCCTCGTAAAACCATTCGAGGGCCCGCCGCCGCAACTCCGGATTTTGCTCTACATCCACCTTTGTTTTCGCCCCCAGAATTTTCAACAGAGGCTCACCAATCGGGTCCTCTGGCTTCGCGATCCAATCCCTATATTTCGTCTGCGCCTTCAACCGAAACTGAAGGCGCTGCGCCTCGGTCATAGGCCGACCGCCTCCTTCCGCAAGCGTGGCGGCTCGATCTAGCGCCGCTTGCCCGCGCAAGAGTGCCGCTTCCCCTTTTTGCTGATTGGCATCAGCATTCGACGCCCGATACGCCTGCCTCGACGCAGCCTCCGTCGCTTCCTCCTCCTGCTTCGAAACACGAGCAGCGGCCTCACCCCCCGCTCCAAGTGAGCCCGCAATTTGCCCTATGGCCGTTTGACCCTCTGGCCTCGGCTGGAGCATCGCGGTGCCCGCCTGAATCAGAAAGGCTTGATTCTGCGGACTGGCCAGCCAACCCCTCCAGCGATCCGCTAGCCCTGGACCAGTGTCCTGCCGCATCATTTGCTCGTCGCGCGGGTCAAGAAAATTCTGATCAGCCATCATCCCCTCCCAAGGAGCTGCGACAGCAGCAATAGTGGAGCAACACCAGTTTTCTGCGCATTTTGCATCAGGACAATCGGATCAATTTTACCCAATCCTCCCGTGTCCGGCCGCGGCGGTGCCACCGGATGCGGGGCGCGCAATTGCGGCGCCTCCATCATTTTCAACCCTTGGAGCGCCAAGCCCAGCGAATCCCGGACGCTGCGCGAATTGACCTGGCCGAGCCCTCCGCCTTGTCCCTGCTGCTGCGCCGTCGATCGAATATCGAGCGACGAACTAGGTTCTGCCATTGCCATTGGCTGCTGTTGCGGATCAAGCGGCGAGCCGCTGTTCTCTGGAGGTATGGGGCCCACGAACTGATTGACCGGAATTGGCGGTCCGGCTGGCGGCTGCGGCACCCTATTCTGACTCTTCGCTGGCGCTGGTTGCGGCCGCTGAGCATGTTGTTCCGCCACAGCTTGCGGCGTCGCTATACCCATGCTCGGAACTGGACGCGGCGGTAAACCGACGCCCGGCTGCGTGGGCGCTTCACCGGCGAAAGCCATCGGCGGCTCGACGCCCTGCGCTGCAAGCTGCTCAGCCAGGTTGTCCCACAGCGACATCGGCATCGGATCGAACGCCATTTGTGGATCGAGCGGCGATACCATTTTGTTCCTCCATAGCTCTACGCGTTGCAAGGTCGAGATTGACCAACTTGAATCCGCCAATTTCCGTCACAGCTTCCGGCGCAAACTTCTCTATATCCTGCGCCATGACGCCGATATGCGTCGCCTGATTGCCTGCATACCGATAACGATAAACGGGCGTCCCATCGAACAGCGTTCCAATCCGGACAATATCGCGCTTCAAGCGCATGTCGCTGGATGTGAATAAAGGTAATAGGCCCGCTAATCCACTCGTGCCCCCCAGGGCTCCAAGCCCACCCAAAATTCCGGCCCCCGTTGCACCAATACCAAGTGCCGTTTGCAATCCGCTCGGCTGAGTTACTCCAGGCCCCGTAGTGACGCTGCCAGCCCCAGGAATCGCATTCAAGCCACCCAAAAATGCTTGACCCTTTAGCAGAGGCAAATACTGTTCGAACTGGCTCTGCCCCGTTTGAGCACTCAACAGCGCCTGCGCCAGGCTCCGCTGCGTATCGCCCACCGCCGTTGTGGTCAAACCCGGAATTGCCTGACTCTGTGCAATCGAGGGGGCCAATCCCATACTCTTGAGCATGGCGTCGAGCCCCGTATTATATCCTTGATAGGCAAGCTTGCTCGCCGTGTCACCCGCCGCCTGACTCGCCCCGCGGGCCGCCAGACCTTCCGCGATCCCCAACCGGCTTCCTCCATAATTGGCTCCAGGAACACCGGCGCCACCGACGATCGCCTGACCACGAAGCGCCGGTAGCACACTTTCTCCAAGATTTTGATAAATCGGTCGAACGCTGGCATCAATCGTTCCCTGGAGTCCAGGATTCGACCGAGGGTCGAGCGCGGCGCCAGAAGTGAGAAATTGATTGCTCTGGCCCGCTCCGGTCAAAATGTTGTTCATGGCCATGGTCGAACCCAGGACCTGATTTTGACCCGCAACCTGCGTCGGATTGAACCCGGCAATCGACTCCGGCCCCGGCGCCGTTATATTGCTCTGCCCGAACTGTTGCAAATAGGGCATCGCCATGTTGAGCAGTTGGCGTTGCTCCGGACTAATCGTGGTTTGCGTGGTGGTCGTTGCCGGTGTCGTCTCGCCGCTGCCCATTTCAATTCTCCTTTTCCCGCTTCGCGTCCCGCACAAGAATCTCATGCGAGAACCGGAATCCCATATCCCTCAGCTTCCTGCTCCAGCCCCGCCGGGCCGCCACAACCTCGATCCTCTCACATCCGAGCCCGATGCAAACGCGGTCTAAAATGCTTTCGAGGCTCGGATGAAAAACGTCCCACGCCTGCCCGACGGCCCCGAGGAAGCGCAACACTTTTCCCTTCCGATTCGACCGGATTTCGGTAATCAATATGCATTGAATTGCGCCGTCGGATAAAACCCAAAACTGTAGGGCCCCTTTTACCGCCGCCTCGAACATTTCCTCATCCGCAAACTGTTCGTCGTATTGCGGAATCCTCCGAATCGCATTCCGAATGTCCGGCCAATAATGCCGAAACTGCTCCGGTTCAAGCAAATATACCTGCTCCTGCTTCATACTCTAAACCTTGTATTGGAACGAAACGGTCACGACGCTCGTATCGGTGAAGTCGGTCTCCGCCAACGCGGTCAAGGCGCCCGCCGCGTAGCGTTGTGGACTGACAGTGGCTGTACCCGAGGAAATTGGAGCCGTCACCATAGTGATCGTCCCGGCTGCCATGTTGTTGACCTGGATAGAGCCAATAGCCGTCGCGCCCGCGGTGAACGGCAGGCCCGTGATGAGGGCGGTACCGGTCGACGATCCCTTAGCCGTTAGCACAATGCGAAGTTCGCCAAAAACTCGATCGCCGATCTTGGTGTAGCTGCCGGTGAACGTGCCGGTCATGCCAGTGGAGCCGCCGCCAAACGTGAGTTGCGGCGTGAATGTGCCTTCCTCGTAGTCATCGAGAAACCGCGCCCACGCATTTCCATCGTAAACGTAAACGCCGACGCCGGAGCCCGGATTCCAATCACTTCCATCCGCGTAAACAATCATGCCCTCGCGCGGCCGCTCCGGTTCCCGATGTGTGGGCCGCAGTTCGAGGGCAATAGTCTCTGCTTGCGCTCGCTCGATCGCCTTCAATTCGTCTTCGACAAAGCGCGCCAACTCCGCAACATCGGAGGGTGCACCAAGTCCTCTCGGGCGATAAACCATCAGAAATTCCCAGTCAGTTCCATTTCGATCTTATAGCCGTCGATTTTGAACGGCGTTGTGCCACTGATTTCGAGTGCGATCGCAGGCCCCTCGACCACGAAATCCACATACCGCTGGACACTTGGATCGAACGTTTTCGCTGCACTCCAAGTCACTGCTCCATCCGGAACCTGATGACTCCCAATCCGGATCGAAACGGCGCCCCCACTCACTTTTGGCCAAAGTCGAGTGACCAGTTTCCGCTGCTGGAAATCCTCAATCCAATCTCCATTCCTTTTCCTCCCAATAATTCCCAATCCTGTCCGCTGAAGCGTCCCTGTGAAAACTGTGCCATCCCGCGTTGCTCCAGTATCGAGTAGCGCGAACTCGTTCACCGCTGTGCGGACAAGCACGATTTTGCGTCGATCCGAATTCGACCAAAGCCCCGTATCCTCATCCCACGTACCGCTTGTCGAATTCCAAGTTTCCGCATCGCTAGTCTGAATCACGCCGGGGGCCCAATGCCTCCAATCGCAATCACCCTCTGAAATCCTATCACTCTCATAATTATAGATAATTGCCCGATTCGGAAAACTATTCCCAGTTTCCGGATAACAGAACCAGGCTTCGCCCCTCAACGGATGAATCATCATAAAGCTGTTGCGATAATTGGTAACATCAATCGAACCAAAAAGTGTCCGCTTCAATTTTTTGTCGAGCACACTCCGTGCTCCGTTTCCATCATGCAACATTATATCGTCCTGGGACGCGAAAATATGCCGCTTCCCGTCGCCCGTTACTGCAAGTGCCCTCGCGCACAGCAATCCGATCGTTTCCAGAAAGGCGTCCTGATCGAACACGAACCGCCCCCCGGTCGCTCGGAAGCGCCAAACACTATTCTCCTTGTAGACATAGAATCGTCCTTGGAGCGGCAGGCCATCAACGATTCCGCCACTCTCAATGTCCGGCAGCGTTACCTGACCAGCATCAACGGTCGGATCAGTGATGTCCCACGAGGTCGGCACAGCGCCCGGATCAGCCGGATGACTCCATCGAACATCGTGCGGCTGCGTCACTCCACTCGCCGTCAGATTCATCGCCATGAGGTAGGGGCCAAAGGATCGAATAACCTTCGCGCGCAAAAAACTTGGCCAATTCGGCAAATCCGCCAGCAGGACGCTCGTGCTCGCCGTCGGCCAATACTGCGGCAAATCCGTTCCATTGTTCGCAATCGTTATACCTCCAAGGAACGTCGAATTCCAATCCGCCCCCACCGCCGCCGCATACACCGACGAACTGCGCGTGACCGTTGTGAAGTTCGAATTCGTGCTATCCGCCGCAAACGCTCCAGTCAGACTGAAATAAAGCCAAAGCTGTTCATTCCCTCTCCGCACACCCGCCAAGTGCTGCGGCGCTTGCGGCACAGTTCCGAAAACCTGCGTATACCCCCCGAGCCGGCCGATAGAATTCTCAATAATCCTGACATTATTCAGAAAATTCCATGCCTCCGGCACAAGCTCATGCGAAGGCTGATCCCGAATAACACCAATGGCCCCTACGTCATTAATATCGATGCTCGGCATTTTTAGCCTTTCGCCTTCACGTCTATTTTCGACTCCATTCGCAACAATCGAGCTTCTATGGAGCTTCCTATTCCTCGCAACTCACCCCGAATCTCTGCCAATATCGGATTGAAGGTTTCTTTTCGCACAAAATTATCCCTCATATACAATTCGACCTGTGTAACCCTTTCTCGAATCGCCATAACCGTTTCTCCAATCTCTCGTTCACTTTGCACAAATTGCTCGAGGATCGCCTTTGCCTGCCCCTGGAGACTTTTCTCAACGCTTCCAATCCTCGACTCAAGCGCCTCCTGTCGCTGCGCAAGTCCAGTCATCCCATGCTTGAGCGTTCGAATATCGTAGCGCATAGCCGAAATTATAACAACCACAGAAAGGATAATGAATACAACCTCGACAATGTCGCCAATCGTTATGCCCCAAGGCAGCGTCGTCATTGCTTTTTTGCTTCGCAGAGTTCGCGGTACGTTTTCTCATTTGCCAGAATCCTACGCTTCACCTCCGTTGGAGCATTAATATTTCCCTCTCCTTTCGCCCTGACAACTTGCAGATAAAGCTGGCAATAGCTATCCACCGCCCCCGGCTCCGGGTTCAAGCTTGTGCAGCTCGAGGTCGAGAGCACTATCATCGAGATTGCGAATGCTTGCGACAATTTCATCCCGAACCCCCACCTTTTTCAGAATCGAGGCAGTTTGCCTCGCGATTTCTCGTCGCTCCCCCTCACTTATCGCTTTCTGCTCCAGTGCCCAATCGGTAATCTTGTTCACCAATTGGAGCACTGCGAGCGCCAGGCTGATCCACGAAAACATCACAGCTTCCCGCTTGCAACCACCGTGGGCCCAGTCTTTTGCACAATATCACTCGCCGATTGGACCGCCGCCGGTGCCAGACTCGTGGCTTGGATTTCGACCTTTTTGATTTCCGGCACCGCTCCCACCGCCGCATTGATTAGACCCGGCTTAGTTTTAGAAAACCAGCCCCAGATCAACACAACGGCGCTCGCCACAAGCCCGATAATCGACTCATTCGAGAAAATCGACGTGATTCCACTCACGTCCCAGCCCTTCGCCGTCGCCCATCCGATGAAAATCCCGCTGAACGTCGAAATAAACCAGCGGATCGCACTTTTCACCTGTTCCCTATTCAGTTCCATTTTCCTAGTCCTCTCGTTTGAAGTAGATCGGCCCCTCGATCGGCCCATTGAGCGCCATTATCCCCTTCAAAAGGGCGGCACACCCAATCTGCGAATCCCATACCGTCGAATCCCATACCCCATCCGCCACGTATTTGCCAATTTTCTGAATATTCGTTGCTCCCCAAAGGAAGGGGCTCGGCATATTCCCCCGAAACATCCAATATCCCCACCCATTCCAGTTTTCACAATAATATAACTTTTTCTCTAGCCTCCAATCAATGATTTTATCGTACCCCTTTTGCCTCATAATGTCCGCCGCACTTTCCTCGAAGGTGAGATAGGGCCCCATCCCCTTCGGTTCATGCACCGACACCGTGCCGAGTGGATCTCCCTGACCCAGCTGTCGCTGAAAATTCGCACTCGACTCCCTCATATGCAGGACCGCGACCATGTCCCAGGGTACATTCGTCAAAGACTCAACGGTCATATAGCGGTGTTTGGAATTGATCAATTTTTTACAAGCAGCGAGCACCTCATTTTCCCTATTATCATTGACATCCATGCGATCCCAATACTTCGCATAGATCGGCCACATAGCGCCGTATGTCGGCTTACTTGCCACGACTTTTGCTCCGCTTTACCATCGCTTGGAGGCTTTTCTTCGGGCTCACTTTCCTCTCCGGCAGTTTTCCGCCGGGATCAGCAGCCGCATACTCCTGCCCAACACCTTGCGGAATTCCGAGCATCGACTGTCCGCTCGCCGCTGCATACATGGCACGCCGCTGCGCCTGACTTCGTGGAGGCATATCCCTCTCCTATTCTGTGACAACCATGATATTGGTGACGATTCCCGGATTCACAACGGCGAACGCATTTGCACTCCCCGTATCGCCCGCTGTTGCCGAGTGCAAGTGCGACATGCTACTCGCCCCCGACATGAAATTCGCCAGCGGTTGAGCCGCCGCTATTGCATTCGCCGCATCCGTCATCATTGTCACCGTGCCGGTCGACGAAGTTATATTCCTGATATTCACTGAGGGATTCGGCGTCGTCGAAGCCACCGTTATCACATGCGAGTGCGGGGGCAGATTCGACGTAATCAGTTGCGCCGTTTGATTCCCGCCAGCACTTCCTAGACTGGTTCCTGTTATTCCGCCCGACGCCGTAGTAAGTCGATTCGCCGCACTTCCACCCATATCGTCACGGCCGAACCCGACCCGCCCCCGCCGATCCTGGAGCGTCAACGTGCCAGCATAAGCGAAAAACTCCGGATAAAGCGTCGAACTTGCCAGCGTTTGCCCACTCGCCCATTCGAGCCCCGGCTGAAGGAACGCATACGGCACATCTATATAAGCACCGATCGGGTCCTTGAAACAGCGCTCAATGACCCACAGTCCCCCGCTCCACATCGCCCGGAACGGGATGCCCGCAGCAGCCCTTCGAGCGCTCGACATTCCCGTCACGAACCCCGATTGAAGCGTCCCGCTCGCCGGGAATATCATCAGCGGCTTTGCGTCCTGAGTGGTTTTGATAAAAGTGCAAAACCAACCATCACTCGACGCCGTTAATGTCGGCAGCGTCACGATCAAGCTGGTGCTCGGACTCGTCACATCGACGAAAAACGTTTTATTCATATCCGTCGACGCAACAACAAAATCCGCCGTTTTCGTCGTCGCCGTCGGGAAATAGAACGCTCTATCTGCATTCGGAAGCGTCGCCCTGAGCGCCGATTTCATATTCCGAATATGATCGTCCCCCTGACTCCGAGCATCGCTCCCATCAGGATTGGTCGTGACGAAATCATTGACAAAACTTGGCGATTCGAGCCCCACGGGCGCCTCCTACAGTCTGCTGCCTAGTGCGAAACGCCGACCAGCAATTTCACGCTCAACCACAGAGGCTATCAGCGCCCGACTTGCATCCATTCGCAATTGCGCGAACTTTTGCATCGCCGCCTGATTTTGAATATCACTCGCAATTTTCCACCCCGCCCCACCAACGATCAGCCACGGATGATAGGTCAGCCAATTATTAGTCGTAGCCGAATTCTCGATATCCGAATCATGTTGATAGTAGCTCCACTGAAGCGTATAATCCTGGTCCGGGATCGGATAAATTCGAATCACAGACTGATAAAGGACATAAGCCCTTGGAATTCCACTCTGCACAATATCCGAATCCACCTGCGGATCAAACGTCCCACGCCAATCCCCATAGAAATATTTCTCTGCGTCCATCCGACTCATTTTTTCCAGGAAAAACGTCCGGCTCGTCGCCGTCCCCTGATACCGCAGCGCCCCCGACTTGAACTCGACTTCCTTGATAAAGTTCGAACTGACCGGAATCTCCTGATTCCCATCACTGGCCGTTACCAGCGCTTCAGTTTTCAGAAACTCCGGCAACGTCATGCCTGGCTTTTCCACCTCGTCCTGGGCAAAATTGAGCGTCGCCAGAATCTCCGTGGCCAGATCACTCCGCCACCCAATTCCCTGCTGAATCTGCGCGACCGCTTCGGCTCCAGTCATCGAAAAGCTCCTGCAAAAGGGGCCTATATCGGGCCCCTACATGGGCCCCTTACGCCGCCCTACTCTCCTCTTCCAACGCCTCCGCCGAGTGCTGCTCAATCGCCCTCAACACACTTTGCGCTTTCGCGAGCAGCCGCTCGTGCCTCGCATCGAGCTGATCTGTGACTCTTTCCGCCTGGAACTTCATCGTCCATAGCGGATCACGACAGCGCGCATTCCGCTGCTCAAACTCCTGCACCAGCGTATCCAATCGCTGGATGAGCTGATACTTGAGAAAAGCCGGAGAATCGCTGACCAGGATAATCTCCCTCGCCTTTTGCACCCTCGCCGGCCGCATCAGATCGAAGTAGAGCGCCCAAAAACTAATATCGCGTCGCGGCGTCATCGGTTCCTTTTGCGGATACCGCACCTCGACATCCAGATAGCAATCCCTCCCGATCATCCTGCTCATTTCCAAATTCCACGTATCATGCCACCAGAACGGGAAAAACGGCGCCATGAAAAATCCATTGAGTTCAATAAACTTTTTGCTCAACATTTGGAACGCGGGCATTCCTGGCTCATTCCACTGCCGACCAAAGTTGACGCAGCCGATCCCATCCGGATAGTGTTCCGCTAATTGCGAAACGTTGACGTCCCACGCAATACTCTGGATGGCCAAATCGTCGACCCCCATGATGAACCAATCGGCGTCCTCGATTTGCGCTCCGACGCTTTGAACGCGATTGAACTTTGCTCCGAGCGAATCTTCTCTTGGCTCGCAACTCCAAATGACACGTTCGTCCTTTCGAAGCTTAGAATTCGCGTAAAGCTCTTGCTCATCCTCATCGATCCCTATGACGAATTTTGTATCCGGCAGCCTCGCCTTTTCCATCGACTCCCAAACCATGTCGTCGAGGTACTCCGGCTTACCCCTCGTCGGACAACAATACACGAGTCCCATTTCCGCTTCCCTTCCCTTTTTAAGCCTCCAGGCCCGCACCATTACCGGCCGAACCTGGAGGCCGTTGGATCAACACGTTCTGTTGGTTTTCAGTTGTGCTTTCCTGTTGGGTAACGTTCCCGTTCGCTCGATCAACCACCTCCTTCCGCTTTTGCGCCTGAGCCTCCGCGTAGCCAGGAGGCAGATTCGCTCCAGTCACCGCCTGGATCGGGGATTGACCCTGCTTTTCTCCTTCATCGAGCAATTTTTGCTTCTTTTGAACAGCCAGCAATTCCCGTTTCTTGTAGGTCCCAAAGCACCCGATGAATGCCTTTTCCCCGACATGTCGAAACTTAAGCCAAGGATCGCACCATACCCGACCGCCGATATGCCGCCACCGCTGACAGAATACGAAGTCCTCGCCCCAATACCTTCCCCTTTTATCATTCTCGTCACCAGGCACAAACATACAATCGAACACCGCCCAAGCGCTTTTTGGATTCCTCGAATCATCCAAGTATTCCCTGGCGCTATACGCCTCAATCATTTTCCGAATACAAGACTTGGTCAACCTCAAGAATCCCGTCGGAATGCTATCCACCTCGAGCAATCCATTCGTCGGATCGATTTGCGCCTGCCCCTTGGTCACATCCCAACGGAACAAATACTCCTCGCCCTCCCTCCGAATCGGATACAGCCCCCCAACGCACTCGACCGGATGCTGGAGCAACCGCTTGATCGCACCCTGTTCCCACCCCAAATCATCATCGACAAAGACCAGATCATCGTACTCGCGTTCAAAAGCCATCGCAAAAAGCGTATTGCGCGCCCTCGCCACCAGCGCGTCATTACACAGCGTTTCGACGTGAATCTGCGCCCCTAGCGCCGTAATCTCGCCAATCGCATTCATTAGCGAATGACTCGTCGCAATCGAGACCTTTTGACTATAACTCGGAATTGCGATGAAAACTGTGCGAGGCTTTTTCGACACCTTGACTCTCCACCAAAAGGGCAGGAGAAGCTGATTTGCCCCTCCTGCCAAGTTGAACGCACAGCGCCCAGGAAGGATTAGGCACTGCCCTTAATCAAGCCGAGCGTGACGAGGTCGGCCCGAAGCTGATTGACCAACGTGACGATAGCATTCGCCTGAGTGCTCGTGCTATAGCCCCATTGCGTCGCCGTGAAGCTGGCCGCCGCCGTGGTCGCAACCGCGCCCTGATTCGAGCTGGCCGGCTGTCCCGACGCCGCGGCTCCGAAGAAGCCAACCCTGGAGCTGGCCGTTCCCAGCATCCGGATGTTTCCGGAAAGCCGGGGGTCCTCGAGATTTTGCCTCATTTCCGTGTCTCCTTTCCCCGGCCCAGATTACGTGGCCGAAATGTTGCCGACGTAGGCGCAGCTCAGCCCACCGCCGTCAACCATGATCGAACACTCGGTTTGCACGAAACCGCGCCGCAGATCCTCATCCTTCGTCTGGACGTCGTCCTTGGTGCTGGTGTCGCGCCCCTTGAGCGCCACATATTTGATGGCGCTGAAATCGAGCACCCACAACGACTTCTTGTAGAGCGGGTGCTGTGAGAGCAGCGGATGAGACTTGAGCAAGAGCCGACCCTGGGGCATGATGAATTCCTGGAAATTCAGCCCCCACAGCTTGATGACGCTTCCAAGCTCCATCTTGATCCCGGTCGTGGCCTGGATCACCTTGCCCATTTCGATCCGAGCAAAGTTCCCGCAGAACCCGATCCGGGTGTCGCCGCCGCCCATGTCGAAGTTATAAGCAGGCGCAATAGCATCCGCGAACAGGGCGGCCGTGACCGCCGTCGAAAACACCGTAGTGTTCGCCGCCGGAATGAACGTCCGCAGGCTGCCCATGAACCGCTTCGGCTTCCCGTTATCCGGATCAGTGGTTTCTGCGCGCTGCCCGAACAGCATGCTCAGCTCGATCGCCTTCGCGTGATCGAACATTTTGCGCTTCTTGTCGTTCGACCAGGCGTTGCCCGTCCGCGCCGTCGTCGCATCCGCCGTTCCGCTGATCTCGTACGTGTTCTTGAAGATCTGCGTGTAGTTGAAAAACTTGACCGGATTCCGGCTGGTTGCTCGGGGCGCCGCCGTGCCTTCCGCATACGCTGACCCGATCAAGAGGAAGCTGGCCGTGCTGCTGACAGCCGTAGCCGTCGAGCCACCTGCCCCACGTCGAACGGTGAAGCTCGAATCCGAGTTCACCAGATCGACCTCGAGCATCTCCGGGGCGAACGTCGAGCTGTCCGTCGCCGGCTCGACCATGAGAATGTCGCCGTGCTTGAGGTGCGTTGCAGTACCGTAGAGATTCGCCATCTGCGTGGCCGTCGGATCGATCGACGACGCCGCGAGCGTGACCGTCAGATCCGTGGACGTCAATGCCACGCTATTGGTGAGGCGAATCAGATTCTGGCTTTCCGCCCACCACGAGAACTCCGGATCCGTGACCGTCTTTTTGCCCGCCTTGCCTGTCAGGGCAAAAATCGGCGAATCGCCTTGCGGCGAGAAGAACAGAATGCTTTCGCGGAAATCTTTCGGACGCTCATCGGTTCCCCAATCGCCCGTCCCGCGCAGTCCAGCTACACCGCTCATTTTCGAACCTCATTTGGTTGCGGTGTTATTCATCGTCGAAGTTTTGTCCAAGGCCAGCCCACGGGCTTTCCTCCACAACTGTCGACATCGGCTGCCGCGCTCCGGGACGGGCTGGAGCAAACGGCTGAGGGCGGGGCGGCGTGGCCCCATTTTGCTTCGGCGCTGCCGCCTGTTGCGGCAACAAGCCCAAGTGCGCGTGAATGGCCGCACCGACGAACTTGATCGCATCCTGCCTGGACGCCTTCGGATTCGCCGACCGGTACATTCGCGCAAACTGATCTACGAGCGGGCCGTGGTCCCTTTGATTCAAACCAGGCCACGCAGCGAAGAACTCCGTCATCGCCTCGTTCGCCCTGGTTTGCCCCGCCAGCACGCGCTGCACCCCATCCTGGACCATTTGCGGCACCAGGCTATTGATGAGATTCATCGCATTCTTGGCAGACTCAAAATGGACCCTGGAAAGCAGCCCTGGAATGGCCGCTACCGCATCCGTGTCAAGCGCCGTTTTTTCCTCTTCGCTCAACAAATACATATTCTGCGAAAGCCAAGTTTTCACCGCCTTCGCAGTTTCTGGATTCTCGAGCCCGCGCAACGTATCCTGAAGCGAGGCCGGAGGAGAACCAGACCCTTGACCGGCCTGCGGAGGCTTTACCTCCTGCTCCTGCGTCGCTGGCGGAGCCTGGACCGGCGGCTCGGCCGGCGACGGAGCCGTGGTCTGCTCCGAGGGCGGCTTTACTGCCTGTCCAGGTTCCTGATGCGGTTGCGCCTCCTGCGGACCCTTCCCCGTAGAAGGTTCAGCAGAAACTGGTACCTCGACCTCATCCTCGTAATCGAGTGAGAGGCCTGCAAAATCGAAATTCGCCTTCGGCCGATCATCCCCCGTTTCGCCACTGACGCGGCTCGGCTCGACCGGTTGCGGAGTCGACGGCGCAGAGTCAGGGCTTGTCGCACCGGGAGGACTTGCTCCATTCCCCGCGCCGCCGCTCCCCGCACCTCCCGAACCAGAACTAGGTGCTGCCGCACCGGCCTCTGCATCCGGGGCACGAAGCGGAAGGAATTTTTCCTGCCAACGCAACATTAAGCCACCTCATTTTCCTCGAGCTTCGTGTTCCTGAGATCCCTTGCAACTGCTATGATGCCAGAAGTTATGTCCCGTGCTAAACGGCCCATCAAAACGGCCCCTTTCGCGGCGTTTTGCCTCATCGCCTCATCCACACTTCCCGCCGGCTTCATACACTCCTCTTCCTTTTGCTTTATATGTTCATTCAGCAGATGCACATAGAGCTTCCACCCCGGATGCAGATGCAGATTTTCGAACTCCCTCGCCCACCGCAAATGCTCCCGATCATCCTTCGTCAACGGCGCTTTCGCCATCAATAACCTCCACTTTCGCCCCCACCATTACTCGGACTCGGCGGCGTTGGAGCCGGAGCGCCGCCGCCCTGCGGACTCATTCCCGGAGGCCGCAGCGGCACAACATTCCCTTGCTGCGCCGCCATTTGCAACATCCCCGCATCTGCCGTTTGTACCCGGAACTGATTGATATTCCTCACCCCAGTCAATCCAGCAATATGTGTGAAGATGCGAGCAATGTCGAACTGCATCAACAAGTTCGGATACGCCCTCAACTGATTCATGATCGAGAGCCACATGTTCGCCATCGCCATCCGATCGACCGGGAGTGTTCCATCGACTGGCACATAATCATAGAACCCTGCAATCTGATCCGGCGTCACCTGCATGAAGTTCGGCCCCGCCTGCATCGCCAGATCCCCGACCACCTTTAGAACTTGCGGCGCGTCGTACCACTGCTGCGTTTGCTGGACCAACATTTGCGCATGCGGCGCAAAGGAGGCAGCAGACATGTATTCGCATTGCGTTTTCTGCCTATTCACCCCGAAGCCGGTGCTCGTCCGCACCTCCGTTGCTGTTTTCCTTCCTCCGGTCGTCATCGCTCCGAACATTTGATCATTGATTCCCATCACGCGCTCGCCGATCCCGAACATCATATTCGTATCACCGACGTGCGCCTGCGTCATATCCTGGACCGGAATTTGATGGAAGAAAGTCCGCACATCAGAACCATACGCTTCCGGTCGCAGACGATAAATGAACCCCGGCCCCCCGTCCTCAGCATCCTCAATAATAACTTTGGAGGGGTCGACAAGGAACTGATTATTGAGTGCAGCTCTGACATTGAAAAAGTGAGTGTTGAGTAGCCAGTCCATTGTATTTTGGACTGGTCGGATGATTTCTGGAATTCCCCGATTATATATTCCATAGCCCTCGACCTCCGACTCCGCCACAGAGAATGGGAATTTCCCATGAATGGCGCCCAGAGGTTGGGCGCCAAGGAGCACGCTATAATCACTGCTAATCGTGAAAACCCACTTTTCCGGATATTTGCTCGGTCCTAGCTCCCACTCCTCCTGGATCAGATCGACGTAGATTTCCCACACCTCCACACTCGACGGATGGTCCGATTTATCATCGGAAAACGTTCCCGCCGTTTCGGGCCGAATCAGGGCGCTCGACGGCGATTTCGGCGGGGTGTTCGCTTTTTTGAGAAAACGACAATTCTCCTCGATATAATATCCCTGATTTTTTCTGCGGACGACCTCGTTCCATCCCATGACTTTGCGAACGCCACAGAACTCCCCTTCCTGGAAACGGCCAACAGGAAAATGTCCATCGTGGATGAAGTCGAAAGGGGCAACATTATAGATTTTATTCCCCTTATATCCAGGAACTTGAATGGAAGCCTGGAGCTTTTGTGTTTTCCCTTGGACCGGGTCGACAATTTCCTCGAGCTGCCCATACTGTACCGTCTCCTCGCACCAATAGTTTCCTAAAATCCCGACCCCATACTTGCCCACATCATAGAGCCAGATATAGTAAGGGGCCATCATTTCCCCCACTTCACACTGATACGAAATCAGTGCCTCCATCGCCTGGACCTTTTGCTCCGCCTCCCCATGCCGCCCCGCAAACTGGTGAATAGGAGTCCGAGCGAAGAAAACACTGGTCCAGTAGGTATGCGCCGTCATTAGCAGCGCATAGCTATAAGGAATCTGAATCGTCGTGTAGCGCGGCTGCCCCCGCTCCCGATCATTACGTCGGAGTGCATCCATTTCCTGCTCCGGCAAATAGGCCAGCGCCGCGTCCTCGGCCTTTTGCCAAACATCATGGAATTGCGTTTGCACCCTCAACCCGAACTTGATCCTATCCTCGAGCTTTCCCGCAATCGAATGATGAAGCGGCGAGCCCTTCGCAATTTTGCGCGTGGTCATGGACATCCCCTCACGAGTCGGAGTTTCGGAACAGTGCTATTATCGATGAACCCTTTATCGTCCATCGAATCCATCCACGGCTTCAAAAGACTCGAAACCCCAATCGCCGCCATGTCGAGAGCGTCGTCGTGCTCAACGTTAGGGTAATCTGTGAACTGCTGGATCAGCTCCGCGTGCTCTGCTCGAACAAACAGACGGCCATTCGACGCGGGGCCGGACAGGATGCTGTTTATCCTCACTGTTTTCGACCGAATATCCTCGAACAGTTGAATGTTGAACCACTGTTTCCGCCGAATCATTTCCTGTTCCAGAATGTATTTCAAATACTTTTGCGCCGCCACGCTTTCGATTATCGCCCAATTTATCCTCCATCGCATCGCCAATTCAAAAAATTTGCTCGCCGTGAAATTCGGCTGATGCCCTCGCATCAAGCTCATTTCGAGAAGATAGAATTTATCTCCGTACCGGCGCCAAACACCTTGAGCCTCGAAATCGGTAGATAACTCCCTCCGCTTTTCCATGCCTGGAGTCGGCGGCGGAACAGGATCAATTGCCAAGACCGTGATACCGCTCGCCGGTGCTTCAGAATAGAATTGGAGCCATTCCGGCAAAAACATACAGGTTTCGCGTGCGACAACCTTACACTCCTTTTCACGAATAAAGATTGAGAGGCGGTTCGCAGAAACAGCTGCCAGCTTCTCACGACGAAGTTGTTCCGTGGGATGTCGTTCGGGCCACGCCGAAACCTGGAATTCTGTAGGCAAGCTTTCCGTTTCCTTGGTCCAACACGAGTATCGCGCAGTTTTCCACTCCGTATCCTTTTCTGCACGTGCAACAAAATCGTCACTATGCTGGGGGGTGTTAAGGGCGACAATTTTTGCGTTTGCATCGTCCGCGATAGGCGCCAAAGAGTTTTTGACCGCACCCATAATGAGGGCATTTATTTTCTCCCTCTGCTCCTTGCTCGCAGCATTTTCATCCGTGAGCACATCGTCGAGAATTATAAGATCAGGCCGATAATCATCGAAATTAATACCACGGATACTGTCACTAGTAATACCCACACCCAAGACCCAGATAGGATGCGCAAGCAACCGATGCTGGATTTCCAGCTCCGTTTCCGTCCACTTTTTCCCTTTATCGAGTCCATACACGGAAGCCAATAGTGGCTTCGTCCTCTTGCCATCCGCGCCCAATTTTTCCTCAAGCCGATTCCGCAACCATTGAATATTTTGTGTAGCCTTAATTTCGCTCGCCGCCACATAGAGGATAGTTCGCGACAACCCATACGCAATCCTTTTGGCCGCAAACATTCGAAGCTTGGTCGTTTTGGCAAAATCTCGTGGGAGGATGACATTGAGCAGCCTCGACTTCGGATCATTCAGCAGTCCATCGACCGCCGCGTGCATTTTCGGACTTTTCTGCCTTGTCGCCTGCGGGAAAAAGGTACGCGCGAACAAATCATCATCGACGGCGCAGAGCTTCACCAGTTCCGCAAGCGAAACTCTGACTCCTTGCACCTCAGCTTTCGCTCCGGCTAGGCCGCCTTTTTGATCCATCCCATTTTTCCCATCGTGATGAAGAAGTGGCCATGACTGCCCGCCAACCCCGTGTTGCCAGCCGGAGCATTCGCATCCACAATAATTCCCGTTACCGTGCAGCTACCGCTCGCATTCCCGACCACCGGTACTGTGGACATCCCGACGCCAGTCACCGTGCAGGTTCCCGCGGCGCTGCCCGTAGTCTCTGTCGCCCCACCAATCGTGAGCCCGACACCCGTTACGATACAGGAACCCGCCGCATTGCCGACCACCGGAACAGTGCTTGCACCAATTCCAGTGGCGGTGCACGTTCCAGCTGCGGAACCAATAGCAGTCGTGCGACTGACCCCGATTCCAGTAACCGTACAAGTTCCTGTTGCACTGCCAACGGCGGTCGTGCGCGAAACACTGACGCCAGTCACAATGCAAGTGCCAGCGGCGGAACCGACGGCTTGCGTCGAGGAGGAACCAATGCCGCTTACCGTGCAGGTTCCGGCCGCTGACCCCGGCACGGCGGCGCGCGACACTCCGATTCCAGTAACCGTACTGGTTCCCGCAGCGCTGCCCGCCCCCGAATTTTGCTCGAACGCAATTCCCGTCACTGTGCTCGTGCCGGCCGCATTTCCGACAACCGGAACCGTCGAAACACCAATTCCCGTTACCGTGCAAGTTCCCGCAGTCGAGCCGACAACAGCCGTTCGTGCCGCCCCGATTCCTGTTACAGTGCATGTCCCTGCCGCAGAGCCCACAGCCGTGACAGTCGAGACTCCGATTCCAGTAACAGTGCAGGAGCCAGCAGTCGAGCCGACAACGAAATAATAACCAGTCCCAACACCATTGACGGTGCAGGTCCCCGCAGCCGATCCGACCGCAGCGACAGTAGAAACACCAATTCCAGTAACTGTGCACGTTCCCGTAGCCGATCCTGGAACTGCCGTTGTGCTAACGCCAATTCCGGTAACAGTACATGTCCCGGCTGCGCTGCCTGCGCCCTCGCTCGCGCCTTGCGGCGCAATTCCCGTTACCACGCAAGTTCCGGCCGCAGACCCAACAGCGAAGATTATCGCCAGAATAGTTCCGGAAACCGTACACGTTCCAGCAGCAGAGCCAACAGCAGGAACTGTGGAGGCCCCGATTCCTGTCGCAGTGCCGCTGCCCGCCGCATTTCCGACGGCCTGTGCTAAGCTCTGACTGACGCCGGTAACAGTGCAAGTCCCACTCGCGCTTCCTGCGGCCTGCGCCAGCGACTGGCTGACACCAGTAACAGTACACGTCCCTGCGGCCGACCCTACGACCGCAGTATTCGATACTCCGATTCCTGTAACTGTGCACGTTCCGGCAGCCGATCCCACAGAGAATATAAAGGCACGAATAACACCAGTAACAGTGCATGTGCCAGCGGCACTTCCTATTGCCGTCGTCCTTGAAGCTCCAACGCCACTAACTACGCAGGTCCCAACCACAGAGCCGGGAACTGGAACACGACTCTGTCCGACACCAGTAACAGTACAAGTACCACTACTAGCTCCAGCCCCAGTGGCCGGGCCAGTCACTTCCTTAAATGCAATATAAATAGCTGAGTTGTCACCATTGGAACCAGAAGGATTCGGCGCTGTGGTCGCACTGGTGACACTGGCAATACGGAACTCACCACGAACGCCCATGTTAGCGTTAGAACCACCGCCGCTCGTTTGATTGCCGGGCATATTCGTGAAGTTGGTCGTGGGTGTCCACGCCGTAGTAGTATTTGACTCTTGCGCGCACCCAACAAAGCGAAGATGCTCGGTCGCGCTAGTGGTAACATCTATTGGCGCAATGGCGCCTGTGGCAGAAACACCAGTTGCCATGCCGTCATCAGAAACAGTGTTGCCAGCCCCTATTGAGAAATTCCATGCAAGAATAGCAGAGGCATCACGGCTGGTGTTCGCCGTGTTGAAGCTCGCAGTGATAGTACCGCCATTAGCAATACCAGTCGTCAAAACGCTATAGGCAACTGCGACCGTTGCCCACGCTTGCGTCGAGGACGACCCGGTTTCAATAGCACCCTGCATAAAGGTGCCGCCACCACCAACAGCGTCAGTCGTCCAAGTATTCCCACCACTATCAGAAACCGAAAGAAGTCGAGCAAAACTTGCACCATCCGGTGGATCGACTGAATTATCGTTATCGACTGCAACCACGATGACGACGAGCGAACCTGCCGACGCAGCAGCAGTCGTCGTCAAAACGATACTAGTTTGATTAGCTGTTTTGCTCTGATTAGTGCCAAGAGCACCAATACTTGCGAAGGCCATTTAATGTCCCTCGCTTCCCGGAATAAAATCTTCCGGTAGAGGAGCCCAATACGACAAAACGTCGTCCCCACGAATAGCAGGAACGACGCTCTGAATCAATTCACCACTTTTGACGGCGCGAGCGTCAATTACATCGTCGGCGTAAACAGCAACAACGACGGCGTCTTGACGCCCGAAGTCTGGCGCCACATAGACTTTGACCCCTTGTCCGACATCAGGCACGAATGTCCTGCTTTATCCGCTTTTCCACATTATCGAGCACACCCTCGATCGTCGCATTGACCGCCGGAATGTCGACCGGATTCCCCTCGGGATAACTGGCCCAAAACCCCTTGACCATTCGGTCCTGGCCAGTTTCGTTGAAGTCTTGGACCAGGACATGGGCCGTGATCTGGATCAGCGTGTCGCCGCCCCCGGCATTTGCCGACACAAAAGTGTAGGGATGCTCGAATTCGGCGCCCCTCTCATTCGTTTTCGCGGCGATATGCGCAAGCTGCGACGGAGTCAGTGGCGTTCCCATTTAGTCCTCCGTTATGTTTGTCCCGGTGGTGAGCGCAGGTGTGACGTTGGTATTGATCGTAATGTTGGGCGTTACGGTTCCGCTATAGAACAGCGTGGTCGAGCCTTGCGAAACAGTGCCCACGCCGAAATGCGTGATCGTGCTGGCCGTATTTGTGCTCTGCGGAAAGGTGACGCTGGCCGTGAGCGTCACCTGCGAACCCGTTATCGTAAAGCCGGCTGTCGTGCGCGCAACGCTCTGGCGTGCATAACCGCCGTAGCCCGTTTCAGAGCTTGCCTGGTTGCCCGCCTCGCCTGGATCGGCGAAATGTAGCGAGAGCCAATAAGAGCCCGTGATTCCGCTCGCCACCCCCACAATCGTGGTGGCCGTGAACAGAAGCTGGAGCAGCGAAGTTTCGAATCCGTCAGCTTTCGACATGGAGGAATCCCTTTCAGCGTTCTAGGGTCAGCCGGCAAGCTGCCGGAGTTGATCGAACCTATTCTTGAGTTCGAGCTCGCGCTGTTCCAACGCTTTACTCTGCGCCGCCAGCGCGCTTTCCTTTATGCGAATATCCTCCATTCGCTCATTGATCTCGACGGCCTTTTTGTCGAGCCTCGACTCGGCGTCGGCAATCGAGGAGAGCTTGTACTCGTTCTCCTGCTGCCGATCTGCGAGCAATTTTTCCCGCCTAACCAAGTCCTGCTCCTTTTGCTGGACCGCCTTTAGCCCATCATCGAGCAAGCGTTTGCCCGCCTCGATTTGTGCTTTGTGCTCCGCTTGCGCTTTTTCGATAGCGGCCGCCGTAGCGTCAGCCTGTTTGCGGGCCTCCTCGGCTTTCGCAATCGAAGCCTCGGCGTCGATCCGAATTCCCTCGAGGCGCTCAAGCTCTTGCTTCGTTTTCACCGGATCAGACAGAATGCGCAAGAGCGCATCGCTGACACTGGTTCCTTGATTAATTTGCATTCGAGCCTCCTATCAGCAGGCACAGACCGAGCCCCAGCCCTAGCCAGAGCAGCACCAGAGTCAAATAGCCGAGTCCGTAGATCATGTCAGCCGTGAATTGGAGGGCCGAAGGCTTTCCAGCCCAACAGCACCAGCAAGAGAAAGAGCAAAAATTTGCTCCCGACGGGACCGTAATTCGGCCAATTCCACCACAGGCCAAACACCAGCCAGAGCATCATTAGAATCCAAAAGGCGAGCCCGAGGGTCATTTCACACTCCCGCGATGACGCTGATTTTGTAGCCGCGCCGCACGCCAAAGTATTCGGTCTGCCCCGCCCCCAGCTTGGTCATCGACGTTGTCGCCGTCGGGTCCTCGCCCACAGCAATATGGCAGGCAGACTCAGCATACAGCCGAATGAAGCGCGTCGAATTATTGAAGGCGGCAGACTTGACCTCGCTCCCAATTGCCAGCACCTGCTCGGCAATAGGCGGATATGCTGGAACTTGGCCGACCATCCCACCAATGTTCGCCATGTCCGCAATTTCAGCAACGAGCGCATTGGCCATTAGGGCCTCCAAAGTTGGGCGTAAACACAATCCTCGATGCGAGGATCGAAGTTATCGATGAGCGGCACGATTTCCGGCACCACGACGGCCGGATCAAACGACTTGCACAAACAGAGCAGACGCAAATGCTTTACCTGGAAATATTTCCGAATCACCGGAGCATAGAGTTCCTTTAACTGCCACCACGCCAGATCGGAAAAGCGCAACTTGATTTCGACAATCAAAATTCCCAATGCCTCATCCTGCACAACGGCGTCGGGCTGGCAGTATCGCGTCCGGTGGCCGTCGAAGAACTTGTACCAAGGTCCGAGGTCGAGCCGGGAGCCAAAGCGGCGGCGGAGGAAATCCTTCGCCTTTTTCTCATATGCCAGTCCTGCCTTTTGGACCTTCGTGCTTCTGCTGCGATGTGTATAAGGATTAGCACACGGTTCAACATAGAACGGAGTTCCTGCCGGCTTAAAGCCTCGCGGCGGAAGGAGCAAGGGGGCGGCGCTGCTGGTGGCAGGAGCGCTGACCCCTAGATATAGAGCTGGCTCTAATGGTGCCTCTGTCATTAGAGCAGCTCTGCTCCAGGCGGGATGGCGTCCGCGAGATCGAGCTCCACATTCTCTTTCTCGACTTCCGCCGCGAGATCCTCGGAGGGCGCGCTTTCCCCTTCGGGGAGGGCCGGCTCCGCTACAAGCTTTGCGCGCTGCAAGTTCAGGAATTTTTCCCGTGCAGCCTCGAGTTGGTCAGTGCTAACTGGCGCAACAATTTGCGTCGTGTTGTTGACGACGACGGCTGTTTGCCCGCCCGCTTTCGCGGTCCCGTAGCCGAGCCTCGTGAGCGTTTTATCCGTGACATCGACCAGGTCCTCGAACGGAATCTTGTCGCGTTGGAGCTTCAACTTCTCGTGCGTGATGTCGATGGCGTCGATGGCCAGCCCGAGCAATCGGCTATTGATCTTTTCCTGAAGCTCGGCATTAACCTTGGTCCGCCGCTGCTCGTAAAGGGCGCGGAAGATGTCGCTGTTCATCACGGTGCCGATCGTCACCTCGCTGCGGCCAAGGCGGCGGGCGATTTCGCGCTGGCTCAGCGAAGGATCGATCAGCAGTTGGTCGATAATCGACTCATACCAATAGCGGATGCGCGTGGGGCGCCACGACTTGGTTCCGGGGTGGAGTTCGGCGTTCATGGTGAAAGTCATGGGGCAAGGATAGGGGAAAGGAAAAGGAGTGGGGCGACCACAGTGAAAGGGGCCCTTTTCCTTTCAAAAATACTCCGCGCGGCGGAAGTGGCAAAGCGATAGAGGGGGGCCCCCCTGGCCCTGGGGGGCGGGGCCGCGCAAGCGCGCCGGGCTACAGAACGCAGCCAGGGCCCGTAGGCCCTGGCCACAACGCGCAGCTAGTCAGTGCGTTCAGAGTGCGGACAGGTCCACTTCCTTGCCGGTCGCACCACCGAGTTCGGCATACTTGGCCGCAACTGCCTTGTTCCGCATCGCAAAAGCGGGATACGTAATTGACCCCTTTGCGTAGCTACCATCCGCACCGGGGGCAACCCGCCCTCCCGTTCGCTGGTCAACTCGCCAGTCCATTTTGCCGGTATAATCCGACTCGGGCTTGCCCGTGACCTGAGCGATCGCTGTGGCCAGAATCGCCACGTCGTAGCGCGGGCCGATGGCCGCACCCGGTTCCCGCCACTGACCCTCCCGAACTCCGTTCAGGAAATCCGTAATGGCATTTCGGGCATCATCCAGCGTACCGGGCTTTTCCTTATTGTTCAGCACGGTATTGGCCACATTACCCACCTTGGTGTGGACGCCGATGGTAGCAAAGGCGATAACGCCGAAATCGCCTATGTACTTGGGGTGCTGCGGGTCAAGGTATACGTCGAAGTCCTCGACTGACTTGTACTTGGGGTCGCCGTCGGCGTCAACCCCGTCCTGCTGCACAAGGCTGTACCGCGCACCGGCGGCATTACCTACGTCCAGGATCTCCTTGCCATCGGCGTCGATGCGGGCCCGGTCACTGCGCTTATTTTTCGCCATAGCTCAATTCCCTTCCATCGGTAGCACCATTGCTACCGTGCCAAGCAATCTAGCAAAGCGGCGGGGGCGAGTCAAGCCCCCCGACCAAATATTTTTTCACGTGACAATTCTGCCACAAGGGGCCCATGCCGGGGGCCAACATGGCACCTTTTCGCCACACCCCCTGCGGACGTGAGCCAGACTTCCTGGATTATGAAACCTGGACGAATTGCCGATTGCAGCGGGCCCCATTACGCGCACCTACCATCCCTCCCTCCCACCCTCCAGGGGGGTGCACCTTTCCACCGAGAGGCGGGTAGGTGCCTTTTCAGGAAGTAGATAAAAAAAATTTACTCTAAGAACAAAATCAACCTACCCTACTCTACAGAAAACGGCCCTTGCCGCCCCCGCAGGGGGGCGTAGAAGGCAGGCAGGCAGGCAGGAAGGTAGGCGCAGCAAAAGGGCCCTTGGCCCCTTTTCGCATCCCCCCACCCCAAACCATGCTACTCTCCCCACAACCAGAACAAGGAGAACAAGGAGCCACCCCATGTTCCGCATCCCCCCCTTCCGCATCCCCGGCCTCGCCGCCGCATCCCCCCTCAAGCCCATCACCTGCCTCGTTTGCCAACGCGAATTTATGCCCCTCAAAGCAGAACAAATCTACTGCCACAAACGCTGTCGTGACAAAGCCTCCCGCCTTCGTGCCCGCAAGCGCCCCCCGGCCTACATTACTCAACACGACGCAGCCGTCCACACTCAAGCCCTAGCAACAGCGTCAACCGCACCTGCCACTCCTATCGACGACGAAAAAGCCGCTGCCCTCCGCCTTTACATGGACCAGCTACGAGCCGAACAAGAGCGCAAGGGCGCCCCAGAACCGACACCGACGCCGCCCCCATCGCAGTCCCACGTCGAAGAATCCATCCTCGAGAAGTGGAAAAAGGAGTAAAAGCGAGCCCGGGCCATGATCCGCGAGCCGAGCCGCGAGCCTTCAGCGTGCCACAAGCATCGAGTAACCCAACCTTCGATCAGCGTGCCACCATATTCTAGCAACCCACCTCCCATCAGCGTGCTATGAAGTCCTAGGGAGCGACTAATGACTGACCGAGACTCACAGATCACCGCCCTCCGCTGCATGGTCAGCGGGGCCTACGATCTCCAGATGCTTCGAATGCAGGCCGGTTTGCGCCTGTGCGCAAACTTCCGCGCCAAACTAGGCCTCATCAAGCCCGACCCGCAATCCGAGGCCGCCGAAGAGGAGGCCGAGAAGATCATTGACCGCATCCGTACCTCCTATCGAACACTCACAGAGGGCGTGGCACGGAACCGCACCCTCCCCGAACGGGAGGGCTTCACCGGCGACGAGCTGATCTCCGACTACTCTGAGCTAGTCCTAACGAATCAGTTCTTCCAAATTGAGCGCCAGGAACGCGTCCAGTTTCAACAGCTCCTCCTTCTTCTAGAGGGCATCCCCATCTACGATACTTACCTCTCCCAGGTCTACGGCATCGGCCCAGCTATGGCCGGAGTCCTCATCACCTACTTCAACCCCCACAAGGCCCGGCACATTTCTAGCTTCTGGAAGTACGCGGGGCTGGATGTGGCCGGGGGCAGCGGTCGGTCCCGCCGCAAGGAACACCTCGTCCAGCGCGAGTACACCACTGCCGCTGGCGACACCGCACTCCGCGACAGCGTCACCTACAACCCATTTCTCAAGTCCAAACTGATGGGAGTCCTCACCGGCGGGTTCATGCGGAAGGCCTCACCCTGGCGCGCCGTATACGATGACTACAAGAACCGCCTCGAGACCGATCCTGCCCGCGAGCGCTGCAGCACCAACGACTGGAAGAAACGCCGCAAGGCCGGGGAGGACGTCAGCCGCCTCTGGACGCCCGGTCGCATTAACAACGCTGCCAAGCGGTACATGGTCAAGATGTTTCTTGCGGAGTTCTGGGTCCGGTGGCGCACCCTCGAAGGCCTCCCCGTGACCGAGCCCTACGCAGTGGCCAAGCTCGGTCACTCATACCATGCGAGCGCCACGTCGAGCGCGCCATGATCCTCGAGAGAGCGCGCCACTGAGTGTTTATAGATAGTATCACGGTGCGGTATCATGATAGGTGCGACACTTTGCCGCATTGAAAGGGGCCCATGTTGCATGGCAATATAGGCCCTTGGGGCCGACTCAACGCCCCCACAACCCCTAGGAGCGACACATGACTGATCCGAGAAGCAATCTGATTGCGCCTCTGACGGTGCAGGATATCCAGAGCGATCCCTCTCACAAGCCCCTGTGGTGGAGATCGAGAGGGACCTGCTTCGATTGGGCCTCTGAGTTGGTCAATAGCTCGGCAGCTGATGAAGTGATGGTCGAGTGGGGCAAGGCTCTCAAGCCGATCCTTAACAAGTAGTTCCATCGGGCTGCCCGAAAGGGCAGCCCTCCCTTGCTCGCAGCCACCAAAGGCATCGACCAATGAACTCGCACAACGCCGACCCCACACTTCCCCATATCGCCGTCCACTTGCACTCGCAATCCTGTCTGTCCTGTGGCCACACCGCCCGATGGAGCAAAGTCTACGAGTCCATCACTCAAGGCAACACCCTGCGCCGCCTAATGCCCGCCCGCTCCCGCGCCGCATGGCCCACCGATTACGAGATCATCGCCACTTCCATGCCCATCGAGTATGTGCCGATCTGCTTCTCTTGCATCGATGCCGCAAAAGTGGAGCCTGACCACGAGGCCCACAAACGCTGGCAAGAGACCCTGATGCGCAAGCGCGAGGAGGCCAAAGCCCAAAGCGCAGCCCCCGCGCCAAAAGCCACCGCCCCCACAATCGACATGCTATAAGGGAGCAATGAACATGAAACACGTCACGATGATGGGCGCCGTCTGGCGCATCAATGAAAAGAACTTTCGCAAGCTGCAAGACGAACTGAAACGCACTGGCGCGGTCGAGAACATGGATCGCTACGGCAAAGAGATCGTCGATCGTCTCTACACGATCAGCGAGATCGAATCCGAACTGCAAAACTGAAACCC